GTATATCTCAATGGTGAAACCATCAGGACTTTTTTTGCGCTTCTCGTTTAGCTTCTGGTAGACGACCTTTTCGAGCACTTCTTTTAGGAGAGCGTTTTTCTCCTCGGCCGTTTCGAGCAGCGGGTACACGTCGAGCAAATTCTTAACCTTAGGGATGATGTCACGGCGGCTGGTCTCCCGGAGCTTCTCCTCGGTCAACTCACGGGAGCAGCGGGTGACGCTATCCTTTGCGGAAGCGATTTTGTCGGAGAGCATTCGAGAACGGGACAGAAATGTGTCTGTGTCGTAGATGCCCTGCTCGAGGAAGTCGTGGGTGCGTTCGAGCTGCTGCTGCAATTTGCGGAGCTCGGCCTCCGCGCTGGTGAGAGCTTTTTCCCGGACGCCGACCGACGACACGGAGGACGACGCGGCAGCAGAGCTCCACTCGAGCTCATAGCCTTTCATCCACTCGGAGAGGCCCTGTATGACGCGCTCCTCGACGATAGGGAGATAGCTCGAGCAATTCGGGCAGCCGCGACGAGGGCAGCGCACGACCGGCATATCTGGATGGACAGGGTTTATCATCCGCATCATCTGCCTGCCGCACTCGGAGCAGACGAGCAGACCGGCCAGAGGATTCCGGACAACCTTTTCTTTGCGCGTGGAAGTATTCTCACTCCGGGTGAGCTTATCGTTTGCGAGCTCAAATGTTTCTTTCGGAATGAGCGGAGGGTGAATGCCTTTGAATACGCACTCTTTCTCTGGGTCGGCAGGACCGCGCACAGAAACGACCTTGCCGTCAACCACTTTCTTCTTCGTCTCACGGCTGCCCCAGCGCACCATGCCGATGTACGTCGGATTCTTGATGATTCCGCGAATGGTGATTCTTGCCCATTGCGAACCGGACGGAGACGGGATGCGCATATCGTTGAGCCTCGTGGCGATTGAACCCAAAGACAGCGGGCGAGCGGAACCATCCTCGTCCTGCAAACCGACCGTGTACAGGTCGAAAATCATACGAACTATTGCGGCCTGCTCCTCGATGGGCTCGAGTGAGCAGCCCTTTTCGTTTTTGAGCTTTACCCGACGATAACCAA